TACTTTAGGAAACCAATTAGGTTGATCTTTCACGTTTATTCCTTCTGTTCCTCATGCGTCTATAAACATCTCTCCAGTCTTTCTCAACACCAAGTCTAACAAGATGCTTTGCAGCAGCTTTATCGAGCTTGTCAAAAAACTCTTTGTTAACTGGCTTGTCTTTCATGAAAAAAAATTGGTTCGTATTCAAACTGCGCCTCCGTTGTATGCACGATTACTAACTTCTTTTTGGCACGAGTTGCCCCGACGTAAAAAACTCTCGCTTCATCATCACGACCCTGTTGTGTGTCACGTGAGGACTTATAAGGTCCATACGATAAGTCTGTTAATAGCATAACATTGTCTCTCTCGCCACCCTTACTTGCATGTATGGTAGATACTTCAATACGTGGTTTATCATCTAATTTATGTCCATCACGCATTACTGCACGTAAGTATCTAATTCTTTTTCTCACACCTTTAGCATTCAAAACATCATACCAGTCTAAAGTTTTTGTAAATAAATCTTCTCTTATGTATTGACGTAAACCGTAATTATTTATCAAATCATCAATTGAATACATCTCAGCGTGTGAACCCTTAAATGTTCCGTGTCCCCTTTTTATTCTTGTGCTGTCCATAAAACTATAAATAGTATCAACCCTTGAGCCTGATATTTTTTTACCCCGTTGTAAAGCTGTCCACGACAGTATGGCCTCAATTATTTTTTCATTCACAACAGACTTACCATAACATTTATACAGCCACCCGTATCTATCTAATGATTCACAAACTTGTTTTACAATTTCATGTGTACGACAAAGTATAAGCCATTCACCAGTTTCTAAATCTTTATTTAAGGGTCTGAAGTTTAACACTTTTCTTTCACCTTCATCATCACGAGGATCATATTGTTTATCAATTCTATTGCTAATTGACTGTGCCATTTTTGTGGCAAGAGTGTGCACACTTTTAGGCACACGATATGATTGTGTTAGAGGAAAAACATAATTAAGTTCACTTTTAGCCATTTTAATAAAGTGCTCTATGTCTGCACCAGCCCAGCGAAAGATTGCTTGATCATCATCGCCAGCAATATATGTTTCGATTGGTTGTGCAATATATTGAATCATGTCGACAACCATCCATTGATGTGCAGATAAATCCTGTGCTTCATCAATAAATAAATATTTTAATGCTGGTGGATTTTTACATTGTAAAAAACTGTTAAAGTAATCTACATATTCTAACTTGTGTCTGTCTCTTTTAAAGTTAGAAAGATCTTTGTCCATTTGTAAAATAGTATTACGTGCACCATAGTCTGATAATTTTACTTCACGAAATATTTTTTGTAATCTATCTTCATCGTTAGGATATTTAGCGTACGCTAAGTTAATGGTATCCTGGTATTGACTTTGAGCCGTGGGCATTGATATGTCTAAACCGTTACCTTTTTTCATTTTATTGACAAACTTACGACCTGTAATGTCAGACAATTCTTCGTAGTCTAACTCGTCCATAATCTCATGCGGTTCTAAACGTAAACACTTATAAGCGAGGGAGTGTAGCGTACAAAAGTACGGGTACATTTTTTTTAGCTCATTTTCACTCCAGCTCTCCCTCGCAACACGGTTTCTTATCTCCTCAGCTGCCTTGACTGTGAAGCTAAAATAACCGATCTCATTTGGTTGTGCTTTACCTTCTTTTATAATAGCATCAACCTTGTTCTTTAAAAAAGTTGTCTTGCCTGTGCCTGGTGGCCCTATAACAATATTCCTAGACATATTTTTATACATTAATACGGGTCCTCTTCAGTAAAATCTTTATCTCTCAATTTATATTCAGTATCAACAATGTTTGAAGGTATTTTCCAAACATGCTCAGACTTATTTGTTACACGCAATTTTGCTGTATTTCCGCCAAATTCTGAAAATATTTTATACTGATGTGAGTCTGACATCTTTGTAAATCTTTTCATCTTTAAAAAATCACGAAACGATTGCGGTTTAAAAAATAAATAGTTTTCATGCTCGTAAACCATTCCTTGCAACACATCTTGTCTGTCCTTTGCACCACCATTGTTTTCCAAAAATATTTTTAATTGATCTAAGAATTGACCTTTAGCTGTAACTTCACCAGGTAGATGTATGTAATCACCGTCACCCATGTTTTTAAGAAGACCATCCACTATGTCTGCCCAAATAGCAGGGCTCATAGGACGTGGACTCTCATTTGCTTGTGCGATACATGCTTTACGATACTCACCATGATTAGCCAATTGATCCACTGATAAAATAATAACTTTACCGTTGTGTGTAACTTCATACATCGGACTGTCAGACACCCATTTCTTTAGACTTGTAATATCGTTAGATGCGGAGTTACCAACACCAAACTTCATGGTTTGACATCTAATTTTTTCACACACAGATTTAAATGTGGGATCTTCACAACGATAAAAATATTTTTTATCTTCTACTTGTTTTAAAATTGTAAGCACTTCTCTACTTGGTAAAGGCGGTGTAAAATATTTTGTATTATAATAATCTAATTTAGTTTCTAATTGTTCAGGGAACCGTTGTCGTAGATACACACCTAGTTGAAACATACATTGATTACGTGAGCCCTCACTAAAACCACTTGATGCTAATGTTACAAGACACGGAGGTGCATTTTTAAAATCATCATTCTTTTTTTCAGTCACAGGTTTTTCGATAACCACCATGCTGATATTCGATAAGACTTTCTTTTCGTAATGCTTTATAAACATACTTAAATTATCCAATGCATTACCTTCATCATCTAACGCATACCTTGTCGGATACTCTGGGTGATTATACGGCAAGTTTAAAAAGTTACCTGTACCTTTTGAGTTCAGTTCAATTTGCTTTGGAAATATCTCACTCTCACCATAGCCTAACCATGCGGCTATCTCTGTTAATTTTATCTGCATATCTTTTGCAGTACATGGTTCTTTTACAAATAAAAATACATGAGCACCGCCACTCTTTGACTTACATACCACCAGCGGCAAATTCTTTTCGTTTATTGTTTTAATTAATTTTTTGTGATCAAATCCATCGTAGGTGTCAATGTCAATTGCACCCCAAGTGCATGTGTTATCATCTCTAATTGGTATGATACCAAGTGAAGGTTCTTTACCATCTAAGTGATCAATCCATTTTTGTTCTGTTAGCTGTTCTTTTTCAATCCAAGATTTTGCCTCTAGTTTTCCAGACTCATTTTTTGAACGACTTTGAGTCTGACCATAGGCTCTCTCTAAACCACTAAATATCTCTATAAATTTTTTTCTGTCGTCCATAATTATCTTTCTTATTCGTTAGCGAGAGGGCAGATATGTAAGCCACCCTCTCTTTCAAGGAGCAGTTTAGTAAGGAGCTTGCTCAGATTCCTCGTTGGACCCATCCTCGTGTTTGACTTTTACATCACCAGCAGCTACTGACGCTGAAAACGCTTTGGCTTGCTGATAGGTGTCTTGGTCTTCCACTGGTCCAATTCGAGAAATATCCCAACCAAACCATGTACCCAAATCATTCGACTCAGCGATCGTCTTCATTGAGTATATATGTGAATAAGACGGGGGAGTGAATAAACCCTTCGTCCCTTTCAATTTGAGACCCAACATAAGTGAGTTCCATTTTTTGGACTTCTTACGTTGTGTGCTCTTCATCGCAATCAAGCACTGTTCCCAGATACCTTGACTGTTCTGAACTAGTACAAAGTGATTAGCTGTATCTTCAATATAATTACCATTAGGTAATCTATCTTTACGCTCTTTGTCCCGAGTAGTTTGTGATAAAATATCACTATCAGAAGGATAGATATTTACAGGTGCACCTGTGCCTTGTCCTCTATCTTGCCATTCAATATACTGTCGAATGTAAGAACAAGGAACTACTTGAACACCTTTTTCGCCATCAAAAATTTCTTTTGTCAGCGAGTTGTAAATCATTCCAACCTCTGCACCTTCAACATATTCTGGATCTCTTTTCTTCACTTGAGGTGAAGTATCACCAAGAATACGTAAAAAAGGTATAGCTAGATCGTCTTGACCTAATTGACCTAAGCCTTCATTAGCATCGGCCTCAAACATTGTTGGATCAAAAGCCACAACATTTGTTTGTGTAGTCGTTTTCTTTACTGCATTTGCCATAAATACTCCTTATTTTTTCTTTGTTATTTTAGTCTTCTGTCCGATAAACAAATTAAAAATGTCTGGGACAGATTTTCCATCTTTTACCAACTGTTTAACAGTTGCTTTCAGTGTAGATGGATGCACTGAAACTTTTACTTCAGGTATAAAGCCAAGATCTTTAATTGTACTTTCCAACAATTTAGCTTCCTTGCCTTCGCCCTTACCGAAACTCATTCCTACTTGATTTTTTATTATATCTCCTAAACCATTTTGTTCTAACCAATTATAACATTGTGACGACTTTTCTGGGTCTTTTGGTATGGATACATAAATGTTTTCTACGACATCTACTTTTGATCCATCTACCATTGTGGTTGAAGACATACCTAACTCTGTCATCCTAGCAGGTATTATTTCTTCAGATAATTTTCTAAGTTTTTCTTTTTTATTTTGTAATTCAACTTCAGCTATTTCAACTTCTGTCTCCATAGTAAGTTGTTGTTGTAATAAACCAGATACAGATTCAAGTGATTCTTGATCTATATTAGCCACATCTTCTTCAAAGTTAATCTTGCTCATCTATTTCGCCTTTCTCGTTAAGATTTACTTGAACGGAATAATATCTCTTTTGCATTTTATCCCATTTAAGTATTTTAAATTTACCCCTATTCATTTCAGCGGCGACACAACATGCAATACCCATAGCTGCTGGGTCACCCATCATTAATAAATGATCGTTATCATCAAAATCTTTTAATTTTCTTTTAAGTTTTTTAATAGCTGGTTGTGGACTAAACATAATCTGTGAGCCACTTTCAAATAAAGTCACTATTGTGCCATAATCTGTAGCACTTAAAACACTAATGTAAGGATTTTCTTGAACTAAGAATACAGTAGGTACTCCTACTATTTTTTGTTTGCTGAATGTTACGTCTGTCATACTTTCTAATTAAACCTTTATACTTGTAATTTTGTTTTGCAACCATTATATTGCAATTTTAGAAAGTTAGTATGGATTATAGATTTAAAACGAAACCGTTTAAGCATCAGTTACAGGCGCTTGAAAAAAGTTGGAATAAACAAGCTTGGGCTTGGTTTATGGAGATGGGAACTGGCAAAACTAAAGTTTGCATAGATAATATTGCCATGTTGTATGACAGAGGCAAAATAAATAGCGCACTTGTTATTGCACCAAACGGTATAAAAAGAAACTGGCGTAAGGAATTGTCTGTCCACATGCCAGATCACGTAGAGTATATGGATGCTGTCTGGGTAGCATCTCCAAAAGTGAAAGAACAAGATGAGCTCATGCATATTTGTCAGATAAGTGATAAGTTACAAATATTAATTATGAATATAGAAGCTTTGTCCACAGGACGAGGTGTAGACTTTGCACGTAGTTTTCTTTTACCTGGTTCAACTTTAATGGTCGTTGATGAATCAACTACCATAAAAAATCACGCAGCAAGAAGAACAAAAAACATTATGAAGATAGCTAACCTTGCAAAGTATAGACGTATTATGACAGGTTCTCCTGTAACAAAGTCACCATTAGATTTGTTTTCACAGGTAGAGTTTTTAGGAAGTTGGTTCCTTGAACAATCAAATTATTACGCATTTCGTGCTAGATATGCAATAATACAACAAAGAAGTGTAGGCTCACACTCATTTCAACATGTTATGGGATATCAACGATTAGATGAATTAACAGCAATATTACGAGAGTTTTCTACAAGAATATTAAAACAAGACTGTTTAGATTTACCAGAAAAACTATACACAAAAAGAATCGTTGCCATGACACCAGAACAATTGAAAGCATACGTCGAGATGAAACGATCTGCAATTACGTTCTTTGAAGATAATCCTATGACTGCTGCCTCAGTTTTGACACAAATGACAAGGTTACATCAAATAACTTGTGGTCATGTAAAGACAGATGACGGAGAAGTTAGACCTCTAAAGAACAATAGAATAAAAGAGTTGTTACAAGTATTACAAGAATCAAATGGTAAGGTTATTATTTGGGCCGTGTTCCGTCATGACATACAAACGATAGAAAAGGAGATAGCAAATGAGTATGGTAAAGAGACTGTGGCAAGTTATTATGGGGATACTAAGGATTCTATACGGCAGTCTATTGTTGACAGTTTTATGGATAGTGACAGTGACCTTAGATTTTTTATCGGAAACCCAAAGACAGGGGGTTATGGCCTTACTCTTACTTGCAGTCACACTGTTGTGTATTATTCTAACGATTACAGCTTAGAGGTTCGCATGCAATCAGAAGATAGAGCACACAGAATAGGTCAAAAAGATAAGGTAACTTACATTGATCTTATAGCCGAAGGCACGATTGATGAAAAAATTGTTAAAGCATTAAATAATAAAATAGATCTAGCTAGTAAAGTTATGGGCGAGGACCCAAAGAAAATATTATTCGACTAATGCTTGTTCAAGAAGTATCTCGAGCCGTATTACTCGTTCTTTTATTTCTGGTATGTCTTGCATTATTACCTTTTCTAATAGTTGTTGCTTTGATTCTAGAGCCTCTAGTTTCTGGGAAACCATACCGTAAGATATACCTGCGGAAACAAGTATTATGCCAAACCAAACGGCGTTCTTAAAATTAATTTCTATCATACGTCAAAGTTACTAGCTTTCATAAGCATGTTGTATTCTGGATTATTTATTGATGCAAGGCCTCCTTCATTAAAAGAAGGTGGTTCTAAGTTAGGAAAAGTAAATGGTAGCACAGGTGGTGTTACTACAACATTAGGGCTGAAACCCTCTGTTCCTGGAAGCCCAAATATTGCACGAGCTTCGTCAATACCATCAAAATCACCTGGTGCTTGGGGAGATCTTATTTCGCCCTCTCCCTCACTTGTTCTAAACGGATAAGTCAATACTTTAGGAAATGATTGCATTACATCTATATTATTTTCAGGAGTGGAGCTAAAGTTAAAATTACTCATAAGCTGGTCTAAGCGTCTATCTTTAGCCTCAGATTCAAGTCTGTTTCTTCTATTAAACTCATCGAAAGGAATATCTGCTTGTAAAGTTTTAATGCCAGTTTCTGGTTCTTGTATGGTTTTAATGCCAGTTTCTGGTTGTTGCAAACTAACTATTCTTTGTATTGTATCTGCATATGGATTACCAGAACCTCTAAATTCTGGTTTAGTGGCAGTGGTCTGTGTGTCAACTGAAATGGTGTCTGTAGGTATTATCCCTTTGTCTTGTGCTAATCTTTTTATCCCCTCTAATAAAGTGCTTCCTCCTTCTTGTGCCATGCCAGCTAAGAGTTTAAAAGGTGCAGGAGTAAAAGCTAGTCTAGCTGCTTTGCCACTTGCTATTGGAAAAAAATCTTCTACTAATTCAGGTCTAGCGTCCGTTAAGTCTCTCATAAAATCAGCATACTCTGCAGAGGTTAGCCCCTCTCTAATTTTAGGTAAACCTGTGTCTCTAAAATCACCAGCTCTGATGCCAAAAATACCGCCCTCAAAACCTGTAAAATCAGATCTTTTAGGTGTTATTCTACCAGATAAAATGTCAGCCCTACGCTGTTGTTGATCTAACAAAAATTGATTTCTGTCTATGTTTGCTTGTAATGCTTGGTTTCTTATTCCTAAAGCTAACTTTTGTGCACCTTGTGATCTGCCATCACCCTGAATATTTCTAAATTGCTCTTGTTGATCAGCTAGTTTTTTTCTTTGATCAGCTAGTTTTTGTGCAGTGTTTCTTGTATCAATTCCCCTTGATCTTGCTTGGCTTACACTTCTTTTAAATCTGCTCTCTAAAGCCCCAGATCTATCGCCGCCAGCGCCTTTATTTTTATTTTTTTTAGACATTTCTCTGTCCTAAAGCTATCGCTTCATCTAAATCATCTCCCGCTAAAGCAACTCTTTGATCAGCGCTTAAGGGCGTAGCTGGAGCAGATGCAACATCCATTGATCCCATACTAGGAATTTCTGGCACTTCTATTTCAGGTTGTGTGTTATTCATTGATTGTTCAACCTCAGCCTCGTTTATTCTTTCTAATTGTTTTTCTTCTGTTTCAATATTGTTTAATTCTTGAATGTCTAAGTTTGTATTGTTACCATACCTTTCATCCATATAATCTCTCATGAATCCATCATTCATACTATCTGTTATTGCAAGATACTCACTGTTATATAAATAATCTAAAAATCCTTCAGGATTGCTAATAACTTTTTGTGGTGTATTAAATTCTTTTGGAACGTCAGACTGAACATCCTCGTTTCTAAAAAAACTTCTCATAAAGTTTACAAGGGCGGCCCTTTTGACGACATCGCCAGTTTTAGGATCAACTATTTTAGTGTAAGCTTTTAATGCATCTGGAGTTGATAAGAATCTAGATGTTCTACGAGTAAGTAAACCTAACATTATGGCGCCCGCAGTGCCTACATTACCAGAGATCAAACCTTCCTCTCTTGCGCTCATAGTGCCAATTGCACCAGTTCCAAAAATAGCAAACGTGCTAGCAGCAGATCTTACACCACCTAATGACAAACGTCTTGCTATTAATTGAGATGTTGAAGTTCCAATACCTGCTTCTTTAACAAGCTCTTGTAATTTTACTAATTGTTTCATGTTAGTAACAAAAGCATCTCCATTGTATCCAGCAAGATTCATCATCTCTACAAATCCTTCATCCTCAAAATTAATGTTTTGTTTAAACTTATCAATGTCCATAACTTTTTCAGTAATTTTCATTTTACTTCTGTCACCAGTTTTGCTCATAACTTCGAATGTAATTTCTGGCGAATCTTTAAGTGCAGCTTTAAAACCATTACTTATCCATGATCTTACTCCAGTCATAAATGCGTTTTGACCAACCAATGCTTGATAATCTCTAACACGCTGTGGTGATAATCCATCCCTAAATAGCATCTTACCTATTTCATCTGCATAAAAGTAGCCAGGTAAATCAGGTCCTGCGGTAAATAAATTTTGGTCAACTAAATTAAATTGTTTTGCAGCTGGACTTTTATACAAAGGAGACATTTTTGCGAAAACTTCATTTGCTCTATACAAAGATTTTTTTGCAGATTCTGCTAAAACTTTTTCTTCAGCGTTTAAATTAGGTGCCCAGTTTGCATAATCGTTTAAATCAGTTGTCAAAGCTTTTCTTATTTTTGCTAATTGACTACCACCTGGTGTGCCTTGTTTCTTTGCTGCTGGCCCTATAAGAGCCTCTGCTTCTTGATATAATTTATTTATTTCTCTTTGTAGAGTTCTTATATCTCTGGGCCTTATATATTGTGGTAGGTTTGCTAATTTTTCTGTAATAAATACATCAATAGCATCTAAAGATGGTTTTAGTGTTTCATAATTGTCTAATTTTATTGCCGCATCTTCTAACTCATCTCTGGCCATTTGTGCTACCGATTTAGTATTGTTAGTCGGAATAAAGTTTTTAGATATTCTTTTCGCTTTGTTTTCGAAGTCTGTGTATAGCAGATCGTTTATGTATGAAAATTGTCTGTACCTTTTACCTGCTTCATCAAACATAAACACACCAACATCACTCATGTGTTGTATAGGTGCTAATTCGTTTACTCTAAGCTCTGCACTAATCATATCTTTGTAACTTCTAAACCCTGCGTTTCTTGCATCTGTGTCCATTCTTTTTCTAACTTCACGTGGCAATGCCTTGTATGATTTAGAAATGTAATCTATGAGTGGTTCATCACTTTGTCCTGATCCTAAATCTCCTAATTCTTTTTGCATACCTTTTGTAAGTTGTATTCCAGCTAAAGTGTTTCTTTTTTGAAACCCTGCACCAAAGAAAGGTATTTTACCAATTACTCTAAAGTAAGCAGAGGCCGCTCCAGACAAACCTCCTCCTGCTCCTCTTGTTATTTGTGAGATACCTACAGGTGCATTATAAAAATCTGCAAAATTTGCTAGAGTAGATCTTGGTCCATCCAAACCAAATAAAGCTTTACCCAAAATAGGTCTTGTGACAGATGCAACTCCCATCAATCCAGCGGCACCTGCAGTAAACATTAATGTGTTTCTGCCATGCACCAATGATTCAAGAGCAGCGTTTGGTGCATCTTGTGGATCTGGAATACCTTGTGTTTTTCTAATTGCAGCGTTTGTTAAATCATAAACTAGACTCATTGCAGTGCCACCTAGTGTTGCACCTGCAGTGGTTTTAAAAATATTACTTTCCAAAACTTCATCTGCTAAACTTTTATAACCACCTTGAGCTATACCAGGGGTTTTTGCTCCTTTAAAACCAGCCAGTGACCCAACAACATCTCCATACATAATAAAATCATTTCTACCACTTGGAGCAGAAGATTTTAAAAGTTCTGATAAAACTGTCTGTTTATCTTGAGCATACTTTTTAGGATCTCTAAATAATTGAAAGATACTAGAGGAATTTTCTGTAGCCTGCTTTAATTTACTCGGGCTATATTCATCTTTAAATTTACTTATATAATATTTATAAGGGTCTGCTCTTCTAGAAACCTCATCTTGTAAAGCTCTTTCAGCTCTAATAACGTTAGACAATTGATTTGTTTGATAATTAAATTGATTAACATTAATAGGATTTTTTTCTTCTTCAGCTCTTTCTTTGTTAATTAAATCAACAATTTCTGTTGCCTCGTCACTTGTTCTAGGCACGAACAATCCAAATTGTCTAGGTACAATATTTCTCTCATCATACAAATAATCTTTTACTTTAGGTAAACCTCTATCTTCACCAGTTTGTGGATCAATGTTTCTTTGTACAGCAGCTTCAGAGACAGTTACAAATCTTGAACCTCTTAACCCAGTTTGCTGTGGAAGCAATTCCACTTCTTCATATCCTGGTTGTGTAACTCCAACATAATTTTTTCTTATACTTACAACTGCCATATTATCCTCCTACATCAGATGGAATATTTTCGTACGGATCAGAAGAAACAGCTCCGCTTCCTGCTGCGTTTGCTGGTAAATCTACCGATATGTGAAAACGTGATGGTTCATAATTAAATAAAAAGTCTTCATTATAATTAGCGTTTCTGTAAATTTGTTTTTGTGCGTTTACAAATCCTTTAAGTTCTTGTTCAACAGCTTGTAGTGCAGTGATTACTGTATCAGATGAAGTATCAAGATCGTATAGTCTTAAAGAATTTTTAGCATTGTTTACATCATCTACGTTTAGTCTACCAGTAGGTTTTCTTGCTCTAGCTAAAGCGTAATAGATAGAATTTAATTTAATCATGTTTGCTGCCAAAGCTGGATCATAGTTTGCTCTAGGCTTTACAAAAAATTCGTTATAAATTAAATTTTCATCTGATTCTTTGTCATCATAAAAGTCTGTGCCGTTTCTGCCAGTTTCATTTGCATAACTTGTTGCCAAATCATTAAATACACTTGTTTCAATTTTATTTTTTGCGGCGTCATATGCCTCTCTATCAATTATTTCATTAGCAACCAAAACGTCTGCAACGTCAAGAATAGTACCTTTAATGTTTTGTAATGTCTTTTTAACAGCACCAGGTAAACCAACACGACCTCTGTTTTCCGCAATAGAAAATTTAATATCAGAAATAAATGATAACGCTTGATTACCAGAGTTAATTTTTTCAGCTTGTTGTATTTGTGCTTTAACATCGGCTTTTAAACTACCATCATCATTTAAACTGAAATTTGCTTTTACCGCATCTAAAGGTGCTGGAATATAAACAACCTGACCATCACGAACTTCTGGAATGAAAGGTTTGCGTACATTATCTTTAGGATCTACGCCATAATAACCAGTAACATATTTTACAGTTTGATCTAAACCTTTTGGCTTTATGGCAAAAACTTGTGGCTCTTGTTTAAATTTTTCAGTTAATAGTTTAGCATTATTTTCCATTGCCATTAAATCTACATCATATTTGTAAGCAAAGTTTTGTTTTGCTAATTCTCTTTTAAATTTTAAATTACCTTCATCACTGTCCATATTGAACTGCAAAGTTTTCATAAATAAATCAAACTCATTTGAGTCATTCAAATCTTGTTGATCTTTTAGTGCAGTTAGAATGAATTGTCTTTTAGCTCTATCCTCTTCTGCCTCTTGCTCAGCTCTAGCTGCTCTTGATTTTCTTTTTCTTTCGTTAATTGCTGCTAAATCGCCTAAGAAGTTAGTTCCTGCCTTTGATATTGCAGGCGCTATTGCACCTCCTGGCGTAGGCTGCATCAACCCTAATCCTAATCTTGCTAAGGCAAGGTAGTTTTCAAATTTAAAGTTTTCCTCTGGCGTGCTTACATCAGGCGTTAAAGCGTCATACTCTGCTGCAAAATCTGCAGCTGTTTTTGGTTCTCCTGCATAATCTCTATATGCATCTTTTACTGCTTGTGGTTGTGCATATGTTTGCATTAAAGCAGCAATGCCTTGATCACTAAAAGGTAACATGTCTGCATCATAAATTTGATCATAACTATATGTGATAGGTCCACCGACTTTGCTAGGCACCGATGGTCTACCTTCCATATCTATTTCTTTAGCTCTTTTCTCACTTTGTGCAGGGGCTGCATTTAAAAAAAGTGGCCTGTTAAATATTGAATCAGACATTAGTCGCCTCTATTAAAGAAAGCTCCAAGACCTCCTAAAGCTGTAACACCCATACCAGCTGCCGCTGCTAGTGGGTTAGTGTAAGGGAAAGGCTGTTGCGTGAGCGTTTGTTGTATAGAAGGTGTTCTTGATAATATATCAGAAGCAAACTGAACTCTAGATCTTGGTTCTAATCCTTCCGCAGTTCTAAATCTAAATAGCTCATCTTCAACTGCTTGATCTCTAGTTCTTTGAACGTTACCAGTGCCTAATAATGATTGTATACCCGACTGTTGTAAACCAAACTGTTGTGCACCTACATTACCTATACCTTGAGCAATTTGAGCTTGTTGCCCACCTAATTGACCAAATGTTTGTGCCGCCTGTAAGTTTCTAGCTCTTGCAGCCTCACTTGTCCCAATTGCTTGCTGTTGTGCTTGCATAAAGTTTCTAGATAAATCTTCAAATATTCTTCTTGATTTTATGTCTTGTAAATTTTTGGCAAGTTCTGCTTCTTGTACGCCAAACCTTGCACCGCCAAAAGCTCCTGCTTTTTGTGCTTGAGTTGCTAAATTGGATTGTGCTTTTGCAGCTTGTTCATCTAATTGTTTTAATGCCTCCTTAGTAACATCTGCTTGATATTGATTCATAAAAGCTTGAGTATTAGCCGTCGTTGGATCAAATTGTTGTTGTGCTTGTTGTAAAGAGGGTATTCCTAATGCTCCAGTAGCTGCGGCAGTATCTAAACCTGCACTTGCTCTTTGTATAAATGGTTCAAAAGAAGCGACACCAGTTCTTTGTCCTGTAGCGGGGTCAATACCTAAAGCTCTTTGTGCTTCAGTAATACCTGCCTGTTCACCTCTTGTTAATTCTCTAATACCTCTTTGAAATTGTGGAGCTCGTGTGTCAGCTAAACCAGGTCTTTTATCACCTACCTTCATTCCCTCAGGTATGACACCAGCCTTTTTGTCTTCTTCTGTGTATACACCACCAAATACAGAATCAAGTAATCGTCTTCTATAATCCTCTAGAAAAGGAGCTTCTCTTGCTATTTGTGTTGTTTGTTGTCCGTTAGCCATCTGTAGGTTTCTCCGATTCTGGATCTAGTTTGTTCATCATGCTGTACATAACGCCTGGACCACCAGCTTCTTTAACAGCTTTTGCTGTAAATACAAACTCTCCATTACTTAACATAGCTGGAATTTTGTCATCTTTTGGTCCACCTGGGCCATTAATCATGCCAGTTTTTCTAGGAAAACCGCCTTTAGCTTTGTCATCGGCTATAGATTTTAGATAATCCATAGCTTCTTCTAAAGTCATTTTGCCATCCTCCATTAGTGTCTCTAACTCTTTAATGTCTACATCTCCACCTTCTGCTAATCCCATGATACCTGTCGATCCATCAACGGCACTATAACTAGGAGGCCTTACATTCATTACTCCTCCCTCTGCTCTACTAATCGGCGATGTTTGAAACACCGTTTGAGGCAAAGTAATTTGTTCTTCTAAATTTGATATTCTTCTATTTGCTGGGGGCGATGCAAACTGACCACCATACATTCTATCAGTAGCACTTTGATACATTGCTGGGTCCATAGGTTGTGCTTTTTTTGCATCTTGAGCCGCTGCTATTCCTGCTAGCACTGCGGGTAAACCAACTGCTAGTGATGTGCCGAGAGCCGTTGGCCCTTTATCACTAACTAAGGCATCACCTATTTTAGAGAAAAAACTTTTTTTAGGTAATCTTCTAGTAATATTATCATACATTTCATTGCCACGTCTAACCGTCTCGCCTTGGGTTATACTGCTTGGTGGCGTGCCACCTGGTAGTCTTGATGCTAATAATCCAGAAAGACCTGCAGATATTATGGCATCTTTAGGTTTTTGACCTGTCAATAATCCTGCTATTCCTGATCCTGCCGCTGCCCCTATACCTCCTGGTAAAACTATGTTACCAATAATAGGCGCTGCTACCTGAACTGCTTTTTCTAAAATCCCTTTTAAACCTTTTAGCATAATCTCCTTAATGCAATTTATGTGATTGTTTACGGCAAGAAGGCTACGCTTGAAATAAAAAGCCAATTAATTCTATATTTATAGGCAAAATATTGCTATATGACAATATAAAAAAGAAAGGAATAATATGACTGAAGAAACCAAGTACAATTTACAAGCAATTCAGCCTTGGGGCCCTGTAATAGTTAAGGGCACATTGCCAAATAATATCGTTAGAAAAATAGATGAACACTCATCTGAACTGTTAAATGACCCAGTATTAGCAAAAAAACATGACTGGTCAATGAATCTTGCAGGCAACGTAAAACAAGAGGTTAGAATTACTCCAGACTGGCTTGAAAAACATTGTTCAGAGTTTGTGCAGTTTTTAGGTCAAATGATACAATCATATTGTACAATAAAACCAGCGATGAATACAATACCATCAGAAAAAATACAAAAAGTTGTAATAGAATCTATGTGGACTGTTTCTCAGTGGGCAGGTGACTTTAATCCTATGCATGTGCACGACGGTGATTTATCAGGTGTTTTGTATACGAGGATACCAGAAAGCATGGATGAAGAAAGATCTAAAGAAGATCATTTTCCTGCAGTCGGTGACATAGTGTTCTCTTATGGCAACGCACAACACTTTAGTGAAAACAATTTTCAACACAGCCCTAAAGTGGGGGATATTTTTTTATTTCCTTCTTGGTTAACGCATTGCGTTTATCCATTTAGAACACCTAACCAAGAGAGAAGATCTACATCTTTTAATGTTAAAGTAGTGCCGAGAGGAGTGGCAAGTGAGCAATATAAGCCGTCATTAGAAACTGGCGGTCCTCAAGGTTTAAAAGATGATGTCGTGCAAGACACAACCGTTGAAGATAGACTGGATAGCGTTTTTACTGCAACTTATAAAAAGTAAATGCGTAAGGAAAAGTTTCCTATGGTTAGAATTACATGGCTTGACGCAAGGGATATGGAAACTGGTTGGCTTGAATTAAAAGAAATACAAGCTGCGCCGTTAGCCGTGTGCCAAGAAGTTGGCTACATGGTTGTGAACAATGATGATAAATTAATTATAATGAGATCTTGGTGCACAGATAAAGATGATAATCATGGTGGAGGAGCTATCGCTATACCACGTGGTTGGGTAAGAAAAATAGAATATTTAAAGGTAGAATATGCAACTCAATAAAGACACAGAATTTGTTATGTATGTTGATAATTTTTTAGAAGAAAAAAATTTAAAACATATGCAAGAAACGTTTAGCAATCTTAATTACGGGATAGCAAAAGATATGCATGGTAATGCTTACGGTAAAAGACACACTTTTTACATGAGAAAAAAACCAGATGCTTATGTTGGAAAGAAAATTTTAAATGATCCTATTTTAAAACAAATAAAAGACATGTTTTATCCTAATAGAAATCTAGAAACTGTATCAATTCATGCTCACATAAAAGATGTTATGAGAGAACCCTTGTTTCATATGGATGCAGATGATGGCGTTTGTGCTATCTTCCTTTTGTTTGTCAAAGGTGAGCCATTATTAAACAATGGCACGGGTTTTCTTTATGACCAACAACTGTCATCACACATTGGTTTTGTAGAAAACAGAGCTTTATTTTTTAATTGTAGTAAAATTTTACATTCAGATTTACAAGCACTTGGAGAAAGTAGCCCGAGGTATACACTAAATATATTTTTTAGAGAGCCTGATAAGTGATAATTAGTTTTAGTAGTTCATATGCAGATCATTTAGAAAAACCTGTGCCAATAAAAAAAGTAATACCAAATTGGTACAAAAATATGAAAATAATTATAGAGGATGCAAATAATAATACGATAAGAAAATGTCAGCCCGTACTGGATAGCATGACTATGGGATACGCAATATTGTCCCCTATAGATATTCAATTTACAAAAAACGAAGCATTTGGAGATAATAATTATGAGATAAAAGTTAGACCTGCCAGGCTTTTAGATTATGAATCAATACATAAAGTTCATACAGAAAGTGAGTTCAATGTTGGAGTTCAAACTCACGCAGAAATACAAATAAGTAAAACAATGATTTATGACGAAGAGGTGCCAGTTGCATTTAAATTTTTAAATCCGTGGGTAATTAAAACACCACCAGGATACAGTTGTTTGTTTACTTCACCTTTTAATACAGAACGAAGAGATACAAGAATTATAACTGCAGTGGTAGATACAGACAAATATGAGACGTTTATAAATTTTCCATTTTTTTTAAAAGATTGGGATCATCACGTCTCTAGAAAAAAAGTAGTAAAGAAAGGCACACCGATTGCTCTAGTCTTCCCTTTTAGAAGAGATGACTGGGAGATGAAAATTAATAATGACCCAAACTTAAATAAAAAAATAAGTATATGGAGTTGGAATTATTTTTCAACTTTGTATGATTTATACAGGAGTAAAGTATGGACAAGGAAAAATTACAAATAAAACTTTTTATTGGCACCCCTTGCTATGGAGGTATGTTGTCATCAGATTATTTTAAAAGTTGCATGCAATTAGTAGCTTTAGCGGCCTCCAACAAAATAGAATTACAGTTTGGAACCATAGGCAATGAGTCTTTGATAACTAGAGCTAGAAACACTTTAGTGCAATTGTTTATGGATGGTGACTATACTCATCTTTTATTTATTGACGCAGACTTAGCATTCAATCCAGAGGCTGTAATTAGAATGTTAGATTACGATAAGGACGTTGTCACAGGAATATATCCTAGAAAAACAATTGATTGGATAAAAGTAAAGAAGAGAATTAAAGAAAATCCAAACATATCGGAGGATGAGTTACTGGCCTCATCTTTGCAGTACAATTTAAATGTTAAAAACCCTGAAAAAATCCTGTTAGATAAAGGTTTTATAGAAGTATTAGACGGACCTACTGGATTTATGTTAATTAAAAGGCAAGTATTTGAACAAATGGCAAAGAGTTATCCTGATTTAAGTTTTGTTCCTGATCAACATATTAATCAATCACATGACAAAGAGTTTGATTATCATAAAACATCCAACTGGAATTTTACTTTTTTTGACACAATAATTGAGCCAAAAACTAGAAGATATCTCTCAGAAGATTATGCTTTCTGCCGTTTATGGCAAAATATAGGCGGTAAAATTTACGCAGATATAGTGTCTGGTATGACTCACTATGGTAATTATGCATTTAAAGGCAATGTGGGAACTCAATTCTTGCCACAAAACAATAAGTAATTTAATAATAAATCATGCAATTAATAGATTTAAAATTTAAACCAGGCGTTGATAAACAAGACTCAGCATATTCAGCAGGAGACTCAAGAAAGTACATAGACTCTGATTTTGTAAGGTTTCATTACGGAAAACCTGAAAGGTGGGGTGGATGGAAATTCCTACCAAATCCAAACAAAACAGTGGTAGGTGTGGTTCGTGACACTCATAGTTGGATAGGTTTAGATGGAACTAGATATCTAGCTTTAGGAACTGATAGAAAATTATACATTTACTCTGAAGGTATAATATCAGACATAACTCCTTTACGTGACACAGAATCATTATCAAATCCGTTTACCACCAATGGCTCTACTACAGTCACTGTTACAGACGCTTCTCATGGAGCTATCGTTGGCGATTTTGTTACATTTGACTCTTTCTCATCAATAGATGGTTTGGACATGAATCAAGAATTTGAGGTCATTACAGTGCCGTCAGCTAATACATACACTGTAACTCATACAAGCACTGCTTCAGGATCTACTTCTGGTGGCGGAGGATCTGGCAACGCTAAATATCAAATTAATGTAGGACCCTCTACCTCTACTTATGGTTATGGTTGGGGTACATTAACATGGGGAGAGAGCACTTGGGACACTGCTAGATCATCATCAAATGTTGTTGTAGCAGGACGTAACTGGTCTTTAGATAATTTTGGTGAAGATTTAATAGCAACAGTTTTAGACGGAGGCACTTTTATTTGGGATACTTCAGGAGGTTTAAGCAATAGGGCTACTGCATTATCAAATGCACCTACTGCATCAAGATTTAGTTTAGTATCTACGGACACTAGACACTTACTTATTTTTGGAACTGAAACAACTATTGGTAACACTTCAACACAAGATGATTTACTATTAAGATTTTCTGACAGAGAAGACGCAACAGATTACACACCTGTCGCAACCAACGAAGCGGGCTCATTACGTATTTCTGATGGTTCAAGAATAGTAGGAGCTGTAAAATCTGCAGGTCAAATATTAGTTTGGACAGATACATCTTTACACGGTGTTCAATTTGTGGGCACACCTTTTACTTTTGGACTGAGACAGTTAGGAGCTAACGCTGGATTAATAGCACAACATGCAGCAATAGAAGTTAACGGAATAGCTTATTGGATGTCAGACGACGCTTTTTACTTGTATGATGGTGTTGTTAAAAAAATGCCTTGTTCGGTTCAAGATTTTGTTTTTGACAACATAAGCTACACAAACAAAAATGACATAGCTGTGGGTCTAAATACAGCGTACAATGAAATTATTTGGTATTACCCTTCTGCTAACGCAACGCAGATAGATAGAGCGGTAGCATACAACTACCTAGAAGGTACTTGGTATACTGTAAGTTTGGGAAGAACTACTTGGTTAGGAGCTTATGTATATGAATCACCAATAGCAACAGAGTATAATGCTAGCTTAACTGCAAACATATCTACAATTTTGGGATTAACAGCAGGTGCATCTTTTGTTTATGAACATGAGCAAGGAAATAATCAAGCTGATGGCACAGCTATAAGTGCCTTTTTAGAAACAGGTTCTGTTGAAATTGCCGATGGGGATCAGTTAATGTCAGTAAGTAAATTAGTGCCTGATTTTACTAACTTAGCAAACACAATGACAGCCACTTTAACTTTGGAACAATATCCTCAGTCAAGTTCAAATGTCACAACGAGTGGCAGTATTACGAGCACAACAGAAAAAATTAATGTAAGAGGAAGAGGCAGAGCAGTAAAAATTAAATACGAGACTTCCACAGTTAATGACACACCTTGGAGATTAGGATCTCAAAAATTACAATTACGTCCAGACGGTAGAAGATGATCTGTATTAAAGATAATACATTATCAGAAGAAGAAATTAAAAAACTATTAGAATTTACAAATTATCCAAATGAAAAATGGGGAGACAGCTTTACTGTCGATATTAATCATAATCATCCTTCAGTGACTAAAATTTTAAATCAATCTGTTGATAATAAATTTAAAAACGTAGAGTTAGCACAAATAGTTTCATATCCTTTAGGAGGATCTATGCCCTTTCACTTCGATCAGGCTAGAGAAACTACAACTGGAGCGTCAATAACCTTTTTAAATGACAATTTTATTGGGGGAGAGGCTCTAGTTGAGGCTATTAAAATATCTCCAATTAAGGGTAGAACCTATTATTTTGATGGTAGGATGTACAAACATGCTGTATTAAATGTTGTAAAAGGAATAAGACACACTTTGTCTATTTGGTATAAAAATGGCTAAAATTACAATTACTAGATTACCCAACGCAACCCCAGAGTATAATCCTGGACAATTTGATCAATTAGTAAAATTATTAGATCAAATAATATTATTATTAAATACAAACTATCAACAAGATCTCAAAGAAGATTCACAAGCAGAGAGTTTTTTCCTTGGCTAATACATTCAAAAGTGCAATGGTGGACGTCACCTCAACAGATTTAACGACAGTTGTAACTGTACCGACGGCTGATCCTGGTGCTACACCACCAGTTCCACCAACGACAGCTGTAGTAAAATCAATTTTAATATGCAATGACTCTGGTTCTACAACATTAGTTGATTTAGAAGTTGTGAGATCCTCTGCTACTTTTGAAATATTTAAGGCTTTTAGTATAACTACTAATACTACAAAAGATCCGTTGGCCGAGCTCGGTTCAACTTTAGTATTGCAAGAATCTGACGTATTAAAGGTTCAAGCCAACGCAGCTAATCAGGTTCACGTGACTGTCAGTTTTATGGAGGTCACAAAAGGTCAACTTTAAAAAAGGAGAAAGCATGGAATTACAATCATTATTTATAACACCAATCTTGATGACTAAAATTGAGGGCCATGGGCACTTGATAGATAGGCTTTATGAAATCAAAGATAAAGACGAAAAAGGCATGCCACGATCAAACATAGGAGGATGGCATAGCCATGATGAATTATACAAAGATGTGGAATTTAAAAGCACCGTTGGAGATATACTGCTAAAAGCTAAAGAGTGTTTTCAACATTTAGATGTTCAGGACGATTACAATCCAGAGATGACAGGTTTATGGGGAATGATTAATCCACCTGGATCAAGAAATAATGTTCATACACACCCTTACAATTACCTCTCAGGTGTTTACTATTTAAAAGTGCCTAAAAAAAGCGGTAATTTAGTGTTTCTGGAGCCTAAACCACAAGCTGAGGTATTATCACCTCCAAAAAAAGAAAAAGCCTCTGTGCACATAGCACATAGTGTTTCTTGGGAGCCAGAGGAGAATAGCTTGATTTTTTTCCCGTCATGGTTACAACATGAAGTACAATATAATAGTTCTAACGAAGATAGAGTTATTTTAAGTTTTAATATAAATTGGAGGAATGATGCCGATAATTACACCAGCTGAACAAATAGGAACTATGACTTTAGAGGACGGTAGAGTAATACCAAGATATAAGGTCAAAACTGAAACAACATTAACTAATATGGACACTGGTCAAGAATATGATTCAGAAGAAGCTATGCAAGCAGACATAGATGATCCAAACACTTCTACAACCGCAGAAAAAATTAAGCGAGATGTAAAAGTATTTGCTCCATCATTAAAAGATATGTTGGGTTCGACTCCTAAGTAGATTTCTTACATTCACAGTCATCACAACAATGACTATTTGAATCTTTTTGATGTTTTTCCATGTCTCTTTCGACAGCTAATAGTCTTTCGTGGTATCTGCTCACCTTGTCAGCAAGGACAGCAATGGCTTTTAAATAATCTTGTTCGCTCATAATATCTCCTGTGATTGTTAATTTTGGTGAGAACCTAATGTAAGCATATTTTTAGTCTTCGCAATAGTATTTTTTAAAATTGTTTTCTTGACATTGCTTTTGTGTTATAAAACTTAAAAAGAAGAATGTATTATACAATTAAACCAAAAGGTAATCGTAGCATAGGATACACATATGTTTGCACTAAAATATTTGACAACATGGGAATACAAAAGATAATTGATTCTTTAGAAAAAGATTGGTTTAAATCAGAGGTAGTGCAATCTGTTACAAATGAGATGAATGATGATTTAACAAAACAAAGAGTAGGTAATGAACAGCCTCTTAAAATTATTGACGAACATTTCCCATACCCACAAATATCAAACTCAATTGCAGAAATAAATTCTGACTATTGGAAATTTGATATTACTGGTTTTGACATGCTTACAGATCAACCTCAAGTGTTTCGTTATGATGTTGGAGGAAAATTTGATTGGCACTTTGACGTAGGTGGATCTTCTCCAACTAGAAAGCTTGGATTTACATTACAATTATCTGATTCAGATGAGTACGAGGGTGGTGATTTAGAATTTTTTGGGCAAGAGTTTGATAAAAGAACAAGAGAGAAAGGCACACTAATTATTTTTCCAAGTTTTGTTTTTCATAGGGTAACAGAAATAACAAAGGGGAGAAGGTTTGCAGTTGTCGGGTGGGCGCACGGACCAACATTTCAATGAGTTTTAAAGAAAATAAATACGAGATTATTAGAAACGCAATAACTGAAGATTTAGCTAATTTTTGTTACGCATATTTATTACAGAAAAGAGAAGTAGTAAAATATTTACATAATAAAGAAATAATAAACGTAAGAAACGGCGAGAGTTTATGGGGTGTTTGGGATGATACTTCCGTTCCTAACACATATGTAAACTACGGCGACATACTTACAGAAACATTGTTGGTAAAATTAAAAACAAAAATGATGGAAATAACAGGAAAAAAATTAGTTCCTTGTTATTCTTTTTTAAGGATTTACAAAAACGGAGATATTTTAAAAAGACATAAAGATAGACCCTCTTGCGAAATTTCTTGCACATTAAATTTAGGAGGAGATGAGTGGCCAATAAATTTAGATCCTAGCGAAGGAACTGACAAAAAGGGTATAAAAGTATTTTTAAATCCAGGCGATATGTTAGTTTATAGTGGCTGCGATTTAGAACATTGGAGAGAGCCTTTTCAGGGTCAAGACTGTTGTCAAACTTTTTTACATTATAATGATATGAACGGTCCTTTTAAAGATTTAAACAAGTATGACGGTAGGCCTATGTTAGGTTTACCATGGTTTTTAAGTAATAATAATACTAAAATGTGAAAGACTTTAAGGAGCGTCAGTTACGCCTGGTTTATCTTGAGCTGCCGCTATAGCTCCATAATCACCATTCATAATTGCAGCATACAAATCCTTACCGTGTTGTTCATTGTCATAAGAGGTTGCATGAAAAGGTGTGTAACCTAACTCTTCAACGTGTTGCCATTTTGCGTCAATTACCAAACCTTTTGCTCTGTTACCACTATCATCTTTTTCATAGTAAAGTATGTTATTACCATTTGAATCTTTTTTTAAAGTGCCATCTGATTCTAAAGCGGGCTCAACTAAATATTCGTATCTTGGGTTTTTAGCATCAATTAAAACACAATCCATGATTACCTCCTATGAAATTCTTTGATAAACACTACCACCACTGTGAGCAGCATAACCCATAATTCTTAAAGTACCACTTGGTCTTGGAATTGGGTTTGAAATGTTATTGTTTGTATTAGTATATTGAACTGAAGAACCACCTTGTGTGGCACTTGGCTGAACATTGTTGTTGTCAGGAAGTCCTAGTAAAAATACTCCTACTGTATCTGCATTACTAAACGTTGCTGCAGGTAAATTGGTTAGGGAAGATCCGTTTATTGCTGGTAAATTACCAGTAAGCTTAGTTGCATCTAAGGTTTGTGTTCCAGTTACCGTTGTTCCACCTACTATTAAAGCCATTACTCTATCTCCTCTAAGTTGAATTTATATTTTTTACCATTTAATCTATTTAAAATAAAGAGGTTTTCATCTCCCTCTTGAATAGTCCAATGACCTGATGTGCCATCAACTTCGTTGGCTCTTGTTTTTGTATTGTTTAAATTTAAGTCACCAGTGTATATGTCCCTCCACTGTTTTGTTGAAGATCCTAAATCATGAGTATCATCAGCGGAAGGTAAAACAGACCCTCCAAAAACAGCACCTGAATTAAATGTTGCTGTGCCAGCTTCACTACCGTCAAGAGTAAGCATGGTTATGTCAGCGGTATTATCTGTGCCTTTGAATACTATGTCAGTATCATTACCTTGTGCGTCTAAAATTATATTTCCTGTCGTAGTAGCTAAAGTTGATTCAGCGTCACCTGTAGCAATATCATCTAATGCAGTGGTTGTTGAGACTGTTGCAAAAGATAAAGTACCAGTGCCGTTTGTTTTTAAAAATTGATCTGCAGATCCATCACTTGTAGGCAGTGTCATAGAAGTAGTTCCAAAACCTATTGCGTCCATACGCACAGTTCCATCAAAAAATGCGTCTTTAAATTCTAAAGACGAAGTTCCAAGATCAATGTCGTTTGTTGTAGACGGAGATAACGCTCCGTCTGAAAGTGTTAATTGATTTGCATTTGCAACTTTGAATGTAATTACATCATCAGAAGCTGCTGAGATAGTTGTATCAGCATCGGCGTCTAATGTAAGTGTTTGACCATTTAAATCTACAGGCGCTGTTACAGTGCCTGGTGAAGCAAAAACATCAAACCAATCAGTTCCGTTTGTTGCTACTAATCTTGTAGCCCCGTTTTCAATTGAAATAGTGTTACCTGACGCTCCTAGTCTGCAAGTCATCGCATATGGACCAGAAGATCCAGAATCAGTTGTAGCGTTTGTGATTAAATAAACTTTTTGTGTAGCTGGGAATTGTGCTATTCTTACTGCACCATGTGCACCAGTTAATCTTATATGTGCATTTCTGGCTTGGTTGTTTGCTTGAGTTTGTGGTCCATCGTTATTTGTTAGTGTTGTAACTGCAGCATCCCCACAAGCCACATTTACTGTACCAGCAATAGAAAATTCTAACGATTGGGAAAAATTGTTATTAGTGATAGTACCCCAAGTTCCTGAATTTTCACCAGTGCCTTGTAGCTCTATTCTCAAACTTGTCGAATACGTCGAACTCATAATATCTCCTATATAAAGTTATAAATTAAAGTTTGTCAAAACTTTTATGCAGCTTTGTGAACTTCTGTCCAACTTATATCGCTGTTTGAGTCATCTACTTCTGACCAAAAAGTCCCTTGTAGAGTGCCAGTGCTAATTGTAGCAGAAACTCCTGGAAGTGTCAAAGTCGAAGTTCCAGTAACTGTTAAAGTTCCTATGTTTGATAAAGCACTTACACCCGTAAATGCATACGATGAAGACTGACTTTCTTCGCCAAGTGAGGCAGCTAAAGCATTACCAGACGCTGCTGCAGAAACAGATCCTACAAAGTCTATTTGACCAATCGAACTTGTTAATCCGCTTGCAGAAAAGGCGTTAGCATCAGATGAAGGAGTATTTGCCTGACCACCCATTCCAGAGTGATTAATACAATAGTAAAATAATGTAGGAGCACCAGAAGCCACAGTAATTTCAGTGTATGCTCCAGCTGTTCCAGACGTCCCTACTACGGTTACTCCTGTAGTATATTCACTACCACCTGCATGCGTTCCATCAGAAGTTTCAGAAAATTTTAAACGATGTGAATCATTAGATCCATCAGATTGATCAAATCTATATGTATTACCCTCTGCTAATTCTAAAGTAGGCTGTGGAACACCATCTATAGCATAAATATTAGCTGTATCAGCTGCGTTTCTAACTACTGTAACAGTTTTGGTTATAAATCCACCAACACCTACGACATTAACATCTGTAGATGCAACCTCAGTTCCAAGAGATGCTGTGTTTGATACACCAGTAGGGCTAACGATAGCGTTACCTGTTACAACTTCTGTGCCAAGACTTGCAGTAATAGCATTACCTGATGGAAAAGCTGTTTTACCTATTTCTACAGAGGCTGTGCCTATTGATATATCTAATTCAGGTTCACTTGCCGCTACAACAGTTATTTGTGAATCACCAGATATGGAAAAAGTTCCTATGGAGGATGTTAAAGCTAAAGTGCCAGCTTCAGCCATAGATCCTACTTGACCTATAGTAGATGTCAGATTTACACCAGTTGGTGTTATATTTACATCAGCTGTAGCAACTCCTGTACCAACTGAAGATGTTAAAGAGTTTCCAGTAA